TTACGGACATAACTTCCATAACCTTGTTTGTTCACACGCTCTACATACTGCTTGTAATCAGTAGACAGATACTCAAACTTCAAAACATAAACCTTGAAATCCATCCATACCCAACGATTTGTAGTGGAATCCTTACGCTCAAATGCCCATTGAGGAATAGTTGACACATTGGTTTGATAAGGCACGTAAGACTTAGCCATTGCTTGGATTTGAGCCTCATTAAAACCAGCATCTATCAACTTGTCGAAGATTGATTGAATGGTTTCGGCTTCAATATGACCAATGGCAACAGGCTCTTCTTGGTTATCTTCATTCCAAAGCATAACCATTCGGGCAGGATCTACATATTGAAATTTAACTTGACCTGTAATAGGATCGTTGTAAATTTTAGCTGCACGGAAATGGAAATCAATTGCGTCTCGATTAAACTCCATTCTTTGTCCAGCCCAATTAGAAGCCCTAAAGCCAGCTTCAGCCAGCTTTTCTAAAGCTACTTCATATTTACTCTTGAAAAAACCAAGACGATCTGCCATTTCAAGCATAGTTTCGTCTTTAGGCACGAAAGGCAGTTTGAATTCAGGGAGACCTAGTTCTTTCGCTAAAGGATTTGTATAATTTGCTTTAGCATACAAGTCATATTTTTTATGCTTCTTTTTATTGATGATGTTTTTATCAAGAGAAACACAATCAAGTTTATAGTCGTTATCTGCAAGAATCGATAGAAGAACATTTGATAATTTTCGCATTGGAGAGAAAATGTCATAGCTAATATTAGCCATTGCTTTTCTCTGAGCTTTACTCATTCCTTTTGTACTGGCATTAGCCTCACCTTGACTGATTCCCTTTGTGCCAATGGGAGACCCATTAGTAAACCAATTTTTATATTTTTCTTGGGACTGATTCCCCGCGCCATAATTTCTAGTCTCCTGCATTTCAGGAAGTTGCGTGTACGTGAAATATGTTCCGCCCGCACAAAAACGAGTATACAAAGCACGAGCAACACGCAATCCGTATTCCGGCTTTAGTTTATCGACCTCTGGGATGTTGTCGTTTGGGAACAACACACTACCAACTATTTGTGGTAATATCATATCGTACAAATTTAGTTTACCAGCACAAATGTAGTAAACTTTTCATTAAATAGTTGAAAACAATCATTCTACATCAAACATTGCAAACCCACCTTTTACCTCTATTGGTTGGTACACTTCCTTGTAAAGGTCTGGCATCCTGCTTTTTATAGCTCTCATACACCAACCAGTAGCTGCACACAAGTCATGATTTGTCAAGTCATCAAGACCTCTCATCTGACTCCACTCTTCAATTATCTCCCACATTTTCACATACTTAACATTGTTGTTGAAGAAAGTCATAATGTCCCCAGCCATTTCGTTTTTTTCTGCTTCACCAGCCCAAACTCCGGGCCTGTTATCTTGCTTCCCGTCTGATCCCAAATCCTTCAAAAGGTAACCATCAAATCCGTTATCCCTGAAGTATTCCACCAGGGCTTCTCCGTCTGGCCATTCAGGATATACATAGGCTCCAAGAAATACAGCAGCCTTCAACCACTCTTCGTGATATTCAGCCTTATCTTCCGTTTGTCTGTTGTAAATAAGTATCCAATCATTACTAACCCATTCGTTTCTAGGTTTAGTATCTGGATCTACTTGACTATCTCGTTTGTAGAAAACCGCCGCCGCCGCATTTGATTTCTTTTTACCTACAGTATTTCGCTTGTGAAATTTTACCGGGTCACAGCAAAGGAAATATTTATTCATTACAGAAGGATCGGGAGCATATATTGGACCCCTTTCTTTGGGAGGAATGTATCCCTCTTCTGCTGTTACAACCGTTCTTCTATTTCTTTGATCCTGTGGGGGCAGGTAAGTCATTGTCCAACTTCCTTTGGGGTCGTTGTCTACATAAACATCTCCGCCAAACTTATCTCCAATCCACTTAAAGTTTATCTTAGTGCTTATCGGAGTTCTTGAAAACTTCAATTCAGATATGCGGTCACGCATCTTCTCGATGGGCATACCCATGTCCTTGGGGATTACAGCAAATGCTTGTTTCCAGGTCATTGGAAAGTTTTGCTGTAACTTAATGAGCTTCTGCCATTCGCGCTTGCGCTCAAAATAATCTGCTTGGTTTAACAGGTAGGATTTAGCTCCTTTTGTAATCCACTTGCCCTCGTTAGACATAATTGGTTCCTTGGGGTCGTCGATAATGCTTGCCCCGTACTCATCAATGTAACCCTCTACCGCGTAGTAACCGGGCAAAAAGAAGTTGATGAGTCCCGATGGGGTGGTTCCGTTCTCGTTGCGGTCAGAGAAGTGTGAGTCGTTGGCAATATCAAAAAACTGCGCTCCACCACCCGTGTCCATGTCGCCCACAGTAGACGGCATGATGCAGAATCCTCGAATGTTTTCCCCACGCTCAATAGCCGGCTTCATCGTGTTATACCACCACGTCGGGATGTTTTGGTCCGCTGCCTTCGCGTCCGTTTTCTTCGCTGGCTCGTCACGGTAGACAAATGCGATTTCCGCTTCTCCATCCGCCGCTTTCTCCGTCGACGGGAGTGGCGTAATGAAGCACTCCATTTGTTCTGGGATAATACCTGCTCTTGCTGCTGATGCGATTGCTCCTTCATACTGAAAACGCAAACCTTCCTTAGCCTCTATTCGACCACGATAGTGCGGACGAAAGAAGAAGGGGAGCTTGCTTACTGGTGTTTGAATTTGCTTTATAAATATCTTGTTTACCGCCTGATCCTCGTTCATTGCTTGGATGATAAAGGTTTGATCAGGCATATTAAGTGTCCCCCATGTACAAAAGCAACAAGCAATTGCTGTTTTAGCAATACGCCGACCAGATACGAAGTTGATTCCGTGAACTGTTCTTTTGCCTTTGCCTACAGTAACATTTACGTTTGGCTCAACATAATACTCAAATCCTTGCTCATTCATGTCCTCAACAACATTCTTTACATCTTGATTTGAATATTTCGTCTTTACCACGCCGTCTTCCCTATATAGGATTTTGTGTTTGTAAAATGCGTCCTCTGTAGTGTAGGCATACATGAACAGATGGAACATTTTACGTTGGTAATCCCGATAATCAGGGCGGTTATTGTTTTTTCCAAAGTTCTTTACTGTCCAGAAATTTAAAAAGAAATAATTGGCACCGTTGATATAGGTTGGTTTTCCCTTAATGAAACACCAATAACCTACATACCTACGCTTGATTTGGAGCTTGATCCATTCAATCTCCATTGCGTAGTACTTCTGATTTGATTCTATCTCCTCATAGATGTCCTCAAGCCTTACATCCCCGACTTCTTTGTACTTAGACTTATTAGTTGCGTGCTTCTTGTTAAACACAACTTCATATATGAGTCGTATTTTTTCTGGAGTTTCCTGATATGTGAACCTCTGTTCTCTTGGATCCAGCCCATATCCATCTACATACGTAAGCGCTTCTTCTCTCGTTACCTCACGTTTTAAATGATGAGAATACCACTTTTCAAGGCGGGGAAGAGGAATACGAATAGTATCCAACTCATCGTCATCCTCATGGAATGAAACGTATTTATCTTCCTCCTCGTATTCGTACTTCATGGTATAATACTTTATGGTATAATCTCCGGGAATATTTCTTTCTTTTCACGCCAAATACGGGAATAATGTTCTGGCTGTATGCCCAAATTCTCTGCACGAACAGAGAACGTAATTGCCTTCTGCAGGGTTATACTAACCTCGTCATTCATGATTCGAGTACGGGCATCTACAAGAGTTTGGCGCCAACTCTCAAGACCTGCTTGAAAGTTCTTATCATCATTAGACCTGTCAACAGGCTGAGTCAACAGCGCTCTTTGCAATGCTGCTATTCGAATGTCGGCGGTACTCATGATTGAGTAATCCTCCGAGCATTGTAGGCGGGTAAACACGATGTAACGCTCCACCGCCCAGTCCACATTCATCATGCAGAGCTGGGCGTACCCGTTCTCCGTATCCGTATCATCAACCATTATGTTGAGTTTGTTCAGCGTATATCGTTTGCGCTGGTTGATGTCCGGATAGGCATCTTTTACAGGTGTTCCTGGAGCGAACATATATATGAGATATCGCACAACTTTGTCGGCGCTAACCCCTTCGGGAAGATCGTCTGATCTATCCAGAATATGGGCTTGACTGGCCAGGTCCGAGAAACGATATATTACCGACTCGTCATCCGGGATGCCTTCAATGTTATACGATATTTTACTAAAATCTAGTTTTATCATCTTTGGTACGCCATTATAACCCGTGGCTGAAAACGAACATACTCAGTTGTTTTTGCTAAAGTTGGATCAAGTTTAGTTGCATATATGTTTCTAACACAAACAATATCTCCCTTTTTGACTTCAGTGTTTGTCCATATTTCTGGCTGCACATATTTTGGCAACCTTGCTGGCGGAACAACCACTTCTATTCTTTGAATGTCATTATCTGGAATATGCAAGGACCCAAATTTCCTTTCGTTTCCTAGCAGTTTTCCTATAATGTATCCGTTTAGACTAATAATCTCATCGCCTCTTTTTGCAGCATATATTGACCGCTTTGATATCGTAAGATAGACCTTTCCATCTATTATGCACCCACCTTCTCCTTCGGTTATCATTTCACGAGTAAACGTAGCATCAAACCACACCTCATCGCCCACCATTCCATCAAATTCACATTCGTAATCCCACCCAGTGTTGTTTAGGTTTATGTCAGCCATTTTAAATATCCTACCCCTTCTTACGGCTTGCTTGTCTTGAATATTTTCTTTCTCCGGATCAGCCTCTTTTTGACTTTCAGCATAAAGCTCATGATATCGCTTGATTAAATCCTGGTCTTTATATCTTGATTTTTTGATTCCTTTTACCAAATCAATGACATCATTTTCATTAACTTCAGATATGTAATTTTTAACTTTATTGACAATTTTCAACTTGCCTCCATTAAAATCAATTTCATCCTCCGTCAAAGAATGAAGCTCAATAATGCATTCTCCATTTACGAGCCTCAGCTTTTCTAAATCTATTCCGTTTAAATTCATTTGTCTGCTAATTTTTGTTCGTAAATCTCCAAAACCCTTTTCTGTTTATCGAAATTCTTCTTACCAATTGGTATTTTCTTTTTTAGTTTATTCACGCATCGGCGGAGAGATGAATAACTACCAAACACCATCACGGCGTCCCAATCAGACATTAAACCCTCGACTTTTACCGGGTCCACTTGCTCTCTACGGATGTAGTATTCATATACCTCTATAATCTTGAGATAGTTATTTTTTGTCTTTGTTCTGATCATAATGCTCTTGAAGCGTTTTAAAGAAGGAAGACCTCTTAATCCTAGTTTCCACTTTTGTTTCAGATATCTCCTTCATGGTTTCTCTATATCTCTTTATGGCTTTCTCAACTTGATCAAGATCATCAGAACTAATTGCCGGATCACAATAAAGAAGTTTTCTTCGTGATTTGGTAGCCATAGGAGTAAAAATCCTCATAACCTCATATATCTCAATCTTCTCCTGAATCATTGTATTGAGAAGAAGTATAGCTCTATCCCAATTTTGAATGTTATTCATATACCATAACTATGTATCGCTCGTGTACAGAATACTCTGTAACATCTTGCAGTTCAACTTTGTCCACTTTTCCAACAATACAGATTCGCTGACCTACCTCAAAGTCACAGAAGTTACCGACCTTGGTTATTATCGCATCAATCTGTTTGTCTGTCTTGTTTTCTATTTCAATAAATACCCGGTGGTCGGGCGGAAATAAATTACTCATGCTGCAAATATACAAACAAATCACACAGTGTCAAGTTCTTGCTTGTAAACAATACTATTTTGCGTAAATTTGTACTATGTTTATCTGCTCAATTATACTGGTCCTCTTATCGTTTGGTTTTATGATGAAAAACTCCATATATGGTTGTGGTAAAAGGTGTTACAAGACTCGAAAAGAGGCTCAGGAACATTGTGATTACGACCAAAAAGTCTATATGTGTTGGGAGTGCGAAACATGGCACATAAAAAATAATAAAGAAAACCCTTGACAACCTCGTGTGGTTGTTTTATGTTTGCTGAAATATTCCGCCCCCCGTTTGCTAAAGAACCACAGCAAACGGGGGTTGGAAGGTGGTTACAAATACTAACCAACTCAAAAGCTCGCAAAGTGGTTCTTGCGAGCTTTTTTTATCTTATGAATACAGGACAAATTGTTAAAGGGAAACGCAAGCATGACTTTGCGATTATTCCAAATGAAATTTCACAATCCAAACAACTCACAATGCAGGAGAAAGGTATGCTTTGCTTCCTTCTTTCCCTTCCGGAGAACTGGATTCTATACAAGAAGAATCTTTACGAGCAAATGCCAGACAGCAAGTACACGATAGACATGGTATTTAGTTCTTTGCAAGGTAAAGGATACATCTTTAGTTCTAGGCAAATGGATCCCGCTACAGGTAAAATGGTTGGTTGGAACCACATTGTCTATGACGCTCCTCAGTTTGACCGAGATGCAGATTTACCGATATCGGGAAATACCGATGTCGGTAAAAACCGAGAATCGGTAAATGAGGGTATATATAAAGAAACAAATACCAACAAAGAAACAATAAAATACAAATACGCATTTGAAGATTTTTGGCTTGCATACGACAAGAAGGTGGATAAGAAACAAACTCAAGTTGTATGGAATAAGCTATCCCCTGAAGACCGGATACTCGCAGTAGAAGGCATGGGAAACCACAAGAATGGGCGCGAGCGTAAATACTGGAAAGACCCGATACGATATCTTCGCGATAGAAGGTGGGAAGACGAAACAACGAATACGAATACAAATACAAAACAAACTAATTACAGCTATGACCCAAATGACCCAAGGAATAAATGGTAAGGTATCCATCTACAAAGACTTCAACGACCTGCAAGGACACCAAGTTAGTGTACTGGGCGCACTTGAACGAATTAGGACTGGAAAATCAAAGGCACTTGTTGAAAAGGCGAGGGAAGCCAAGACCAAGAAGGAGGCAGACGAGTTAAAGAAGAAACTTCCTGCCGTGTGTTTTAGCGGAACATTTTCTAAGAGAAAAGACTCTGAGCTGCTCGAACACTCCGGATACATTGTTTTGGACTTTGATAATGTGTCAGATATTGCCCAAAAGAGAAATGAACTGTCACTTATAAGTTACATTACCGCAGTTTGGGTGTCGCCATCAGGAAAAGGATTGAAGGCTTTGGTCCAAATTGAATGGAAAACCATGCATAAAGAGCATTTTGATGCCTTAATGAATGATTTTCCAGACATTGACAAGACAGGACGCAATGTTTCTCGCCTTTGCTTTGAGTCGTATGATCCCGAACTTTACTACAATCCAAGCGCTGAGGTATATAATAATTTACCTGCGAAGAAGGCCGATAGGAGGTTGCCCCAACAGACAACTACCGAAACGATTAACGATGATGACAAAATATTCCAAAACCTGTTGACCTGGATGACATCTAAGGGAGACGCATTCCGTGAGGGTGAAAGAAATCACTTTGTATTCAAGTTGGCTGCAAGCTGTTGCCGGTTTGGGATGATGGAAGAAACGTGCTACAGCCTTATGATGATGCACGTCACGCCTGACTCTAGCTTCAGTCAGAAGGAATGTCGTCAAGCCATCCGCAGTGCGTATAGGGCCAACATGAATCAGTGGAACACGGCGGAGTTTACCAAGGACCAACTGGTTACAAAGAGTAACCACACGGAAGTCAAGATTGAACTCACCGAGGATGACCTCGAAGAGATAAGCAAGGAGGACGTAATCTACGCCGAGGAGGTAATAGAACAGGCTTCCGAGATTTACCTCAAGGGATATCAAGCTGCCATGCCCCTTGGTGTGCCGCTACTCGACAAACACTTTAAAAGAGTTAAGGGAGAATTAACAATTGTTTCCGGAATAGGAAACTATGGTAAGTCATCGTTCATGAAATGGGAGATGATATTCCGCATGGTTAAGTTTGGTGAGAAGGTAGCCATTTTTACCCCTGAGGAATTGCCTGCTGAACAATTTTACCACGACCTGGTAGAGATTTACTTTGGTAAAGACTGTACACCTAACAACTACAATAGGCCAGGTTACGATGCGTACATGAAGGTGTACAAGATGATTGGCGAACATATCTTCATGGTATATCCCAAGAACGTATCTCCTACTCCCGATTACGTGAAGGAGGTGTTCCTCAGCATGATTATCAAACACGGGGTGGATCGTGTGATTATTGACCCGTTCAACCAGATGGCAAACGATTACAGCAAGGGTGGTGGACGCAGCGACAAGTATCTTGAAACCTTCCTTTCCGACTGCACCCGATTTGCCCGAAAAAACAACGTGTATTTTGATATTGTAGTTCACCCCCACAAGATGAGGAAGGGAGATGACGGCAACTATCCATGCCCAGAGGTATTTGATCTGGCTGATGGGGCGATGTGGAACAACAAGGCGGACAACATCATCATCTACCACCGTCCGTTTGCTCAGACCGCACCGGAAAGCCCCTTGTGCGAGTTTCATTCGAAGAAAATTCGCAGACAGAAAATAGTTGGAATTAAGGGCTTTTTTGACTTTGAACTTGTAAGGTCTACTCGCAGATTCACGTTCGATGGCGTCGATTACCTTCATCAAGCGATCGAGGGTAAAAGCTATCAGACCGAGATCAAACAACCAAGCCCAATAAGGCCCAACAGAAACTGGACGGATTCAAAAGAAGCAAAAGAATGGAACGAAGACATTCAGCACCCAAACGGGTATAAAGAAGCGTGGGAGTAGTCAGTTAATACCCATTAGGGTATAATTTTAACAATTTTATACCCTTTTTTTTTGCATAATACCTGTTTTTTCTTGCACAAAAGAAACATATATGCTACATTTGCGAATATAACCAATAAATATTAATCAAAAAGTTATGGGATTAAATCAAGGTGGTTCATCAAACCGTACTTACCTCAGTATATCTGGAGGTAAGATTGCCAAGCGTGTTCCGGAAGGCACTGCTGGCGCAATTAAGTGTAACAGCAAGGACGGCACCAAGGTGTGGTATGAGCAGCGATTTGCTTCGCTATCAGGCTATATCGTTGACGTATTCAAGCGAGTATCTGAACAAGGTTACGGCGATCAGCTGTGCGTTGTTCTGAAAGACGGCTCAGAGGAATATCAAATCCAAATGCCATGGTCATCACGCTACTCATCTGGATTCTTTTTGTCAATGCCTAACATCGATGCTGGGAAGGAGATTACTCTTACCCCATGGTCTAAAGAGGTTGACGGAAAGACTCGCACAATGCTTTATCTCCGTCATGGACAAGAGGACATCAAGTGGGGATGGACCAAAGACAACCCCGGTAATATGCCTGAGATGAAGCAGATCAAGGTGAAGGGTCAGATCGTGTGGGATGACTCAGAACGTCAGGAGTTCTTTGAGAAACACCTGAACGACATTTTCATGCCGCAGGTTAAAGCTGTTAGTGCTGTGAAAAAATTAGATTCATACGCTCCTCAAGTCATAGAGGATCCGGATGATGACGGATTGCCTTTCTAATATCAACCAAGGTCGTGGCGGGGGATAAACGCAAGCAAGCCCGCCACGGCTTTTAAAACGAACGAACATGAGATATACATACAAAGACCTGGTAAACATGGTAGCCCCAGCAAGAAGGGCTGAGTTTACGATGATATATGAATACCTTCACAAAATAGATAATCCACAGGACAATGATTTGATGTCAAAGGTTAGCAAACACTTCAAGGTAACCCCCTCTGATATTAAAAGCAAGAAAAGGATTACGGAGGTAGTACTTGCGCGTCAAGTATACATGACTGCAATTAAGGTTTGCTCAACCAAGACCCTTGCCGAGGTTGCAAGAACGGTTGATAAGGACCACGCAACAGTTTGTCACGCCATGAAGGTTATCAAAGGAGACTACGCATTCAACGCTGTCCGCAGAAACAAGATACGTCACTTCATAGCTGACTTAGAACCAGAACAACAAGAACTTTTATTAGAATTTTTCAATGAACGGAATCCCGATATACTTGCCGCCTACGCCGCCGACTCTAACCGAGTTACAGCACCTTCGCAATTTGAGGCATAAACTCCTCACTGATGACATGGAATACCCAAAAGCAGGTATCCATAAGCCCAAAAGGAAATATGCCCGTGATCAATCGTTGATGCGTTTAATCAACATAAGATTGTATGAGCTGACCGGAAATGATATGTACCTTTGGATTAGTGGACACTTTAATGAACTTAAAAAAATAGAAGATGGGCAGAATTGAAATTAAAGACGCAAAGCGCACAATTGACGGTAAGAAGATAAATGCTTATCGAGTTAGAACCATTGGGGAAAACAATGAGATCCTTCAGACATCTGAGGTTTTAAACACTACGGAGGCTGTTAAGAAACACATAAAAGCAATGGCCACGGCTTGGGACAGTTCCGGGAACTGTGAAGTCGTTGACTGTACGTACCGAGGAAAATTTGATGGAAAAACTATAGACCTACAGGAATATGACAAGCTCAAATTTAATCTGGTTTAAGTCTACCCCGCTTACCGTGTCCATTCCTAGATCGATTAGACGACTGAGACTCTCTAACAAGTCTTCCAGATTTGGTATGAGACATATCCTTTCCGTCGCCATTGCCATAGGTGCCTGCCTTGCGATTGGCGCGATTGAGGCTGGCGCGGTAACTCTTGCGTTTCTCTGTAGAGTGGTACTCTTTGTTGTACTCGTTTTTCTTTTTGCGGGAATCTGGGTTGGCTGCATAATACTTAGCAGACTTAGATTTTCCCAAAGATTTACCGGCAAGTTTATTTCTCATAGCAGCAAAGATAAATGCAAATCATAGAAGCGCAAACATATATACGGTATGCTTGGGATGAAAATCGAGATGAAAAGTATGTGTATATTTGTGTGCCAGTTACATTGATTACGATAAAGTATAAAGAAACTCAAAAATCAGAATTTATATTTTGGAACTAAAAAAATCATTCATATCGTATATGTTGGAATTGCCCAACATCACGCTTACGGGATTCCTAATGGCTTTCTTTATTGCGATTGGTGTATCCCTGTCGGTTAAAGACTATGTAAGCGCATTTGCCTGCTTCCTGACTGTTGCTAGTATCCTTCCTATAAAATACTACGCATGGAAAAGACAACAGAAGATGGCTACTGAAAACAAGCAGAAAGTCATCGTAATCAAACGAAAATGAGCAAACTAAAAAGTTTGTTGATACATTTGCTGAGGATGCGTGTACTCACGCAAGTTCAGTTTGTTTTATTCATTTCGTTTGTGAAAACCGTCTCCTAACAGGGGCGGTTTTTGCTTTTGTGGTGATACTGACTATATTTGCAAATAACTATTCTAAATGGGAAACAACGTCCAAAACTATCTTAATGTTTTAAACGACACAAGAGATTTAAGTCAAAACAAAAAACTTGAGTTAGAGTATGAAAATGTCACCTCTGGCGTAAGTTTGAAATCTTTCAAAAGGCTTTATTTGGTTTGGAAAAAGAGAAATCAAATTGAACCAATAAAAAAAGCAAGAATAAACCCACAGCCTATTGTAAGCGCATTCGAGGATATCATTAATGAGCTGATTCCCGATAGTAACCCATTAGGGTTGCCTGACTCAAAGGAAAAAAAGTACAGCCCATATAAATTTCCAGCAAATCACAATGATATCCTATTTCTCACCGACATTCACGTACCATATCACAACATTGCTGCCCTCACAGCTGCACTCAAATACGGTCTTGAAAATGAGGTCAACACAATCTACATTAACGGGGATCTTATCGACTTCTATGCGATCAGCCGGTTCCAAAAAGACCCGCGCAAACGCGACCTCGCTTCGGAAATCTACATGGCAAGAGACTTCCTCTACACCTTGCGAAGATTGTTCCCTACACAAGCAATATACTTCAAAGCAGGAAACCACGACATCCGATGGGACCACTATCTAATCAATAATGCTTCAGACCTGGTTGGAATTGAGGAATTCTCTTTAGAGTCTATCCTGCACCTCAAGCAGCTCAATATTACGTTCATCCCGGACAAGCAGCTTGTTAGGATGGGCAAGCTAGTTGCCCTTCATGGACACGAGTTTGGATCAAGTATGTTCAGCCCTGTAAATATTGCTCGTGGACTTTATCTCCGGGCCAAGGACAACGCGATCTGTGGACACCACCACCAGACCTCGGAACATACCGAGCCAAACATCAATGGAAAGGTAACCACCTGTTGGTCAGTGGCTTGCCTTTGCGAACTCCACCCAGACTATATGCCGATTAACAAATTTACACATGGCTTTGCCCACGTAAAAGTGTTTGATAATGAGGAGTTTGAGGTAAACAATTACCGCATCGTAAACGGCAAGATTAAATAACACGCCGTAACATTTTCTGCCTGTTTTTTGTTACAAGGATCTAAGAAATTTTTCCTTATTTTGCTATATGGAAAACTTGATCGTAAAAGAAAGGAACCTGGGAAGGGAAAAGGCTAGAGGTCTTTACCACGAGCATGGTTTGATCGAGATTGATCCAAGGCTTCCAGCAAAAGAATACCTAGAGGTTCTGATCCATGAATATCTTCATCACGAATTCAAGCACTGGGAAGAAAACTTTGTTGAAGAATACGGGAAAAAACTTTCTGAGTTTCTGTGGGAGATGGGTTATAGGAAAGTAAATTTGGAATAGTATGTTCAGAGTCATCCTTCCTATTGTAATAGATACCGATGAGAAAAAGATCGCGGATCTGGTTGGCTCTACGCCCGAAAAATTTGAATGTGAGCCGGCGGTATTTTATTCTATAGACAACGTAAGGCCATATATGAATTTCAAAAATCTATGCATGGTAAGTTCAGGCGGGGACGACTTCATTGTGGGTCTTTCTATGGAAGAGGTGGATGACATCATCATGAGCGATGTGAGTTTTTTGTTTAGCGCCAATTAATGGGATTACATGGACAAGAACCAGCCCCCATGCCTGTTGTCGATGGACCTCCGGTTGGACACAAGTACGAAGAATGCTCTGTGTGCAAGAAGGTTACATTGTTTGCTCCTCGCCCAGACTGGTGGATGTGCGTTAAGTGCGGAAATATATACAAAAAATCATAATTTTCTTGCTTATTGACACGCGTGTATTATATTTGCCACATAAATAAACGAAATGACTGATTTAGAAAGAAAAAAACGACTGATTGTGACCGCCTTGGGCGCACAACAAATCTACGCCCAGTGCCATGACGAGTGTGTAGACTTAAAATTCTTCAAGCACGATCTGAAGATGCACTCCAAAAACCTAATTACCAAGCTAGAGCGCGAGCTTATGCCCATCTTTGGTGTGCTTGGCAACGTAGATGGCGGCGGTGCGTACCTAAACGCTGTAGAATCAATGGAAATTACGCTACAGAATCTTGCCACGCTGCCGGTGGAATACTGGGCGCTGGTAAATCAAGGAATCTCGGACATAAAACGACAAATCGATGAAAAAAACCAAGCAGGGACTGACGGAGTATCTAACGGAGAAGCTGATGGAGTGGAATCCGACGGTGGATCAGCAGGCAATAGCATGGGCGATGAGCCGGAATTTGCCCAAGCTGAAGAGCATGAAGCAAATGGACATTGATACAGTACTACAAGGCTGCAAGAATGATCTTTCCCAATGGTCCTATACCGGTCACGACTCCCCTTGGAGACGGATACATCCTCTACATAACACCGAACGGATTCCTGGAGAACGATGAGATAACGGTCGTGCTGTCAAACGGCGGCGAAATCAAGCACTTCTCCAGCGACCAGGTGCGTGTGTGGAAAAATTCAACCTACGGAATACATGAATAATTACGTGATAACGGTGTGGGATGGCGATAAAATCGTCCATAACGCAAAATCAAGGGCCAAGAGTCCAGAATCGGCCAAAACCAAGGCGCTGAACGACTGCTACAAGCTCGATAAAATGATGGGAACTGAACATAAATGGTTAAGCTACAGATGGGACATACAAGCGACAATAAGCCGATAAAATACGTGTCTGATCTACTCAACGAGGTAATCGTCGACATGATTTTGCGTGAAAAGAAGGGTTTTTCTCAGTATAATCACACAATGGACCGGACAGATCTGACCAAGGACGAGTGGATCCAGCACGCATACGAAGAGGCGCTTGACCTTGCGCTGTATCTCAAAAAAATTATGAAATCGTAATTAAATAAATATGAATCAAGCAGAATTAACACCAGTAGAGCGCCCAGGCAACCACTATTTCCTGCAAGAGTACAAAATTGAAATTGAGTTTTGTTCACGCGGATGTGTAGTCAGAGTGGGATGCAAGTCAATACCATTTGAAAGCGTTGAAGAGGCGATGGCCAAAATCAATGAGTATGTCAAAAATCCATACGAAATGCAGCAGTATTGGAGAGAACTTCTTGACCCGCCTCATAAGAGCGAGCTTACAAAGACTGAGCGGTAAAACATAGGGTGTTGTTACCCTTGCTTACGAGCTAAAATAAAAACATGACGATTGGAAAGACAGTAGGTATAGGCGCAACAACTTCCTCTTTTTAAAATAGAACGCTGATTAGTCAGGTGGCGGAATGGTAGACGCGCTACGCCCACAAGGTTAAGAGATACAGGTTCGAGTCCTGTCCTGACTACAAAACAAATGAATATGAAAAAGAAAGAACAGTACACAATTTTCGCCTACAAACCAGGCACGGATGTCTACGCGATCTCGTTTTGGTGCGACAGCGGGGCTGCTAGCGATCACCTAGCAATCTACAAGGCCCGTGTAACCTCATGGCACTACGACACCGATGACAACGACGTAACTTACTGGCTCGAAACTCCCGGTGGCAAAGTGTGGGGGGACTCTGTCGAAGGGCAGTATGTGTCCGAAAACTTCGAAGAATTACTTACTTACGCTAAAGAACTTTGGAAGAATGAAGAAGAAATATAGCTTTTTTAACAGCCGGGAGTTTGAGAACCTCATCCCGTATTTAGTAATGATCGCCGTTGGCGTAGCAATGTTTTATATTATCCACGTATGTGTAAATCTGATGTAAGGCGAGGAATGAGAAAGATCTGGTGGGAAATGAACAAGCCCCACTGGTACACCGTGCTTGTCTACTACGTAATTCTAACAATTATCTACTTCCTCTTCATATGGAATTTTACGTCCACCTCGGACTGATCGTGCTGGCCCTGTACGCCGGGGTCTACGCCATAGTTCGTATAATAGAAAAAACCGACCATTTCTGATCGGTTTCCATCCGTAACGACAGCGATCCCTGCACGGAACCGTGTTTCTTAGCAGTCCCACTTGCGAAGAGCCAGCGCCTTTCTTGTAGGCTTTCCATTAGGCTTCTTCATAGGACCTGGCATACCGCCCATTCTAGCGCAGAATGACTTGCGGCGTGCGGCTGCTTTGGGAGACTTTTTAGCTTGTTTGGCTGACACAGGGGGCTTCAACGTGCCTCCTGTTTCGCGTTTATAAGACGCCCTCCCCTTTGCGTTGAGTCCACCACTTGGTGATTTTCCCTCAGACCTTTGCCATGCTGGTGACTTTGCCATCCTTTATTTTTTTTTGGTTTTTTTTGCGGTCTTTGCTGACTCCTTAAATGCCTTTGCCGTGGGCGCACCCTTGCTACCAACCTTTCTCATCGTCTCGCCTGATCCAGCAGCAATGCGCTTTCTCTTGGCGTGAATGTTTGCGTATAATCCTGGTTTTGCTTTCATCCCTGTCCTCTTGATGGTTTAACTTTCTTATCCATGGGCGACTTGCGCTTAAACGGCTTGCCCTCCTTGCGCTTGCCAAATACGGTCTTAGCCCCGCTTCCTAGTGCCTTCGCCATTAGAATTTAGACTTTGTTACCGGTGAATGCTTCTTCTTCTCCTCCTGACGGAACTTCTCCATCTCCACAGCCCTCTTATCAGCCTGCTTCTTACTCAACACCACGTTACCCTCTCCCTTAGCCCCCTTCACATTCTTAGTAGCGTAACTCTTTGCACCGGCGTCAGATTCACCTCCGCCTGACTGATAAGCCGCACACCCCTCGTGGCTACAACTCATGCTAACCTCCTGATCCTTCTTCTTTTTCTTCTTCAAATACTGGCTAACATAGCTTGCGCCAAACATATTGTCCGTATAGTCCTTCGATGCGTCCATGGGCTTTTTTTTACAAATATATGCAAGATCGTCATTTATACAAGTCTTAGCGAGTTTATTACTTTTCTGTAAAGTGAAAACCTTCTAATCTGTAAACTAGACATTCCTAGACATTTTTAGACATTTCGTAAACTCACTATGGTTGGGGTAAATCGTTGACCAACTGTGGTTGGTATTTCATAAACTCACATGGGTTGGGGTCACCCCCACCACGACGGCCACCACGGCCTCGCCCCGAAGTCAAAATGGCAAAGGGGGTGGGGTCTAACTAGCTGATTTCCAATCGATTGCACCAATATGCGTAACCCTCTGACCCTCAGCGCGGTAGATAGAGACACACGGCGTGGAACATCCGTGGAACAATGCGGGATGCAGAGATAGTGTACAACATACACTAACCCACTTAGTGTACACCATACACTTACTGCCTGTGCTAGGGCTTAGTGTACATCGCACACTTACCCTTAGTGTACAGGATACACTTACCACCTGCCGACTCTGCCCGCCGATACCCTGCCCGATGCCCGCTAAACTTGTCTCCGCTCGGTGGAGAAAGTAGACTAACCCTTTGATAATCAATGAGTTTGCATAAAAGCACCAACGTGTTAGTTTTCAGCACGTTACAGCCTGCGTGTCCATGCATCCTTGCACCCGCTCCACCCCGCTAGAAACCGCCCACATAAACCGCCTATAACCCGCGCCAATACTGCGATGCAAGCGATGCTCGGAAATTTTGCTTGAGGCAACCCCAAGTTGTGAGGGCTAATGTGCGGGCGTGCACGAGTGCTTTGTATGCTCTTTGCTTGTCTCTCTCTTGTCTGTGTATTACCTAGGGGAATTCGCTGTGTATTTGCCCGCGCATGGGTGTGCCTGTTGCCTTCTGTTTGGCTTTCTGTTTTACCCTCTACTTGATACTTGATTGACCTCACGACAGCAAATGTTAACGAGAAGTTAAAAACACTGCTGTATCCCGCGCTGTGCTTGGGTTTGCTCGATTTTCATTAGCCTATCGCCTTTTGGCCTGTTTCCTACCCTGTCCAACAGCTAGCGCATACCCTCGAAATGACCATTTTTGACTTTCTCCCGCCGGCCTCAATCGCTTGACTGACGCGGCTTTCAGCACCATTGCTTACAAAGATAATCAATGTTTACGCGGCTTCCAAGGATTTCAACAGGTATTTTCATTTTTGTTAATAACTCATGTACGCTTAGAGCCACAAGGGATGCAGAGGTTTTTTTATGCTGTTTTGAAATTTTTTTTTTGATGTAGTTATTTTGTTGATTTGACGCGGGTTTCAGAAGGTCACATTTTTGAATGCCCTGTAAACACAGGTGTTTTAGAAGGTTTTTTAAATTTTCATTGAAACAATCACTTACCCATATCTTTGCCCCCGTTCAACGGAACAACAGCGGTCTCGATTCATGTATCTACCATACACGAGACAACTGCACGGGGGTCGCATCCAAGACAACACGACAACTTGAGGTTATAGCCACCAAGCGCACAAGCTAACTGATGAAAGGGTGTGAGTGCGGAAGGCATACGACAGATAGTGGGAACGTCGATAAAGCCCACAGTTCTTTGACATATTGCAGTACGTTAGGTGTGGCCGAGTCAGTAATGCGGCGAGGCACACATCACACAGGGCGCAGAAAGCCCGCATCTCCTCGATAACGACAGGACGCAAGGTGCAAGTGATGTGGTAATGGGAAGCGAAAGCATACTCGAAACGACGTGGTGACAGCACACGGATACCGCCTAGAACTGCGAAAAAAACAACTATAGCAACGACGCAAGGCGCGGCAATGCTAGATGACTGAGGTCGCTAGTATCGCAGGAGGTTCGAGTCCTCCCGTTGTTCTAAACTTAATACACAACAACATGAATACAATCAACGTAAACGACGCAATCGTGCCAACAGCCTATGTTAAACTGATAACCGCGAAGTCGGCTCTCAAAATGATGAAACTAGGTGTGAAAATTCGCAATGTAAACGTGAAAATTATCAAGCAATCACTTGCCGTCGAAGGTGTACAGCTAGTAGGCCGCACAGCCGCTGAGTGCTTGGCTGAGGTCGAGAGCATGATAGCAGTCATCAAAGGCGTATAAACAGGCATGGTGCAAGAGCGGGTTCGACTCCCGCTCCTGTTTCTAATTTAATACCCAACGCTATGAATAAGCAGAAAAGACTAGACCTTGCAGACAGGATACAGGAGTACAGGAATTACATATTCCACCTGACTGAAGTACGCAAGCCGATTGAATTCGGAGACGTAGACGGCTTCTTAAGACACATACAACGTAAACTAGAAGAGTAATATGAAAGCAATCCAATCCCTCGCATCATTCGCAATGGTGCTGTTCTTTTTCCTGAGCACGATAGTCGCGCCAATGGCCGGCATTTGGTTCTTACTGCCGCTGACTATCCTGTGCCTGAACCTGAGCCTGAACCTATTCGTTCAAATTCATAATTCCAAGTAACATGACTGAGAAATTCTACTTCCGCAAGCTAGGCGGTTGGCCGTTCGAAATGGAGGCCACAATCAACGATGACCGCCACCGCGCAAACTTCCTAGCGGCCATGAAGCGCAAGGGTTTTCATCAGGTCGATGAGGACTACTTCCGCCAAGACGAGCGCATCAAGTCGGCATTCAACACAATGTTTTTCAATCGCTAATTCAATAAACCAATGATGTATACAACTTTCAACATCGGGTTGAATAACAACCCCTACGGCTACGAGCAAGTAGCAGACATGGTAACCCGCTCATTCAGCCGCTTCACCAACAGGGTGCAAGTGCAACTGCGCGAAGGCCTGTACCACCCCAATGATGAGACGATAATCTTCGAGCCTACAGCGGTGGTTCGCCTAGAACATTCGCTAGGCTATCAAGACCATGAGTGGGCTGAGTTGATAACGAGAACGCTATGCGACGTGTTCACTCAAGAGTGCATCCCATACCGACACATCGACGTGAAGGGTTCGGATGTGACCATAACCGAGGAGTTGGTCTACAACGACAATTTCAAGGGTGACAAGTATGACTTTGACCCCGCGTACTTCATTGACTACGCAAACTAACAGGACTTGGAGCAAGGCGGGTTCGATTCCCGCTCCTGTTCTCCTGCATAGCAGGGCTCGATAATGCAACGAAGGGAGGGTCGGCAACGGTTGACCTCCCTTTACTTCAGAAACAACTTAAAATCATAATACGATGACAATTTCAGTAACGACAGGAGGCTACGGCTTCTCACACGATTGGACGCTCAATGCCTACGGCAGAAACTTCTACCTAGGTCAAGACCTCAAGTTCTGCATCCGAGTGCTAGGGATGCAGCCTAGAGACATCATCCAAGCAGCGGGTATACAAGTTCCCTGCGATATGCGGGTAGAACGCAATAGGAGGGCGATAGCCCGCTTCATCTGCCGCGAACTAGGCATCACCCGCTCAAACGTGAAATCAATCTATCCTTGGGGCTTATGCGCTCAATAAACTACACAACTATGGAAACAACAGAAAAGTTCCCCCGCCTGTGCGAAGTAAAAATGACAGGTATGTATACAGGCTACGTGTTCCACGATGGCCTGTTCGAATGCGAAGACGAGGCAGATGCACTAGCCTATGCAATCAGTTTGGGCTACGCTAGCCTTGACGAGGCGTACAATGACGAGGTGTACTACTACACCGAGTGGGAAGAGTGCGACGACACGTGGTACGAACAGCACGACGGCAAGTGGTACGAGTGTACCGAAGACAGCAAAGTATTAATCAATAACAACTAAGTAATATGTTAGACAACGTAAAAATTACCAATGACGGCTTCGTGTGGCTCATTGTCACCGACTCAGCCAAAGAGTTATTCTCATCAGGTGCGCTCGAGATATTCGAGTTGCTAGAGAACGGCAGTGAATCGCTTATCCTGACACGCGAGCATCTCAATGCGGCTCTCGAATGGGGCAACGAGATAGGCGTGGAAATCGGCTCACTATCATCCCTGAATGATGGCTACGCTTGGCAACAACAGAACCGATGAGAAGAGCAATCATCCTAGTGGCCATACTCACAGCGGGGCTGTGGGTTGGCTCTTCCCTAGACAAGGAAGTCCTGCTGCACGAGTGTGTACAGCAGACCGAAGGCACGGACGCAGACTGCGAAGAGTGCTACGTTAAAGTATACGGACACCATTCAAACGATTAATAACATGACAACAGCAAAACTCACAGCGGAAGCCATCGAGATGTTGGTAGGCCGCACCATCTACAGCGCAGGCGACAATTGGATTAAGCTAGACAATGGTCTAGTAATCTACCTTGAAGACAGCGAAGTCGAACACTTAAATTAACAACCCCATGACAACACAGAACTTTATCGATGCGCTTGGTCGCATCAACTTCACCCACATCCACGAGTCAGCCGAGTACAACAGCATCCGCTCCGACGACGGCTTCGAGGTGGTGTACAGCGTAAGGCTAGCCACATTCACCAAAGACTTGCCACTGCAAATGGTGATGCAACTTCGGTACAACGACTCACACGTTATGAGTTTCGGTGCAGAGACCGAGGCCGACAACAGGTCGCTAGTCGATTGTTATGTAGAAACCCGCGAACGCGCTAGACGTGCTGAGATAGCGGCAGAGAAGGACGTTCTCAGAGCAGGGTACAATAAGTTCATGGACTACGTCGAGTCCGTGTACGAGAAGGTAGACTGATGAGGCTTCAGTAGCCGAAACCATGGGGCTT